GATAACATATGTATCTGCATTGCATCTAAAGCAGATGTAGCAGCACCAACAGAACCAGTAACCCAAGTTTTTAATCTTCGATTATCAGTTTGCGAAGCTCTATATCTAACGTGTAAGAAAGGTCTCTTCATATTTTTACCCATCATTTGGTCATAAACTGAAGAAACACCAGCAGGTATAATAATACCTCTAGTAGCAGCCGATGTAGCAGCAGTATTAATACCACCTCTACCATCTTTCTGGTTTAAGTATTTCCAATCAGATTTGTAGAAATCATAAGAACCTCTACGGAATCCAGAGAAACCTAAATTAAGTGCCATATCTTCTGAGTTATTAAATACTCCGTAAGAAGTACCACCAGAACCGTAAGAATTCATACATGCTAACATATCATCAACCGCTAACGAAGTAGCTCTATTTACGAATAACATATTTTCTTCAATAGCTCCTTGATTATCAAACTCAGCTAAAATAGCGTCAAATTCAGCTAAATCAGTAGCACAGTTAACACCTGTAACACCTGTAGTAATATTACCTCTGTTAGTAACAGCTTCGAATAAACCTTCTGTACCAACACCACTATCAGCGGAAGCACCTAAACTAGTATCAACAACCGTAGAGTTGGAACCTTTAACACTTTCTAACATTGCCATCTCTAAATAGTCAGTAAATCTAGCTCTTGTATCAGCCTCAGCTTTTAAGTACCATAAGTAACCTGATTGACCTTCTTCACTAGTAGTTTCAACCCAACCGATAGCAGCTGAATCAGATCCAGATACTTCGTAGTAATCTTTTAATATAATTGGTTTATTAGTAAAAGATTTGAAACTAGGTTCGTTAGCTGGAGTACGCGAAGTAGCAGTAGCAAAATTACCATCTACATAAGCTACACCTTTTGCATATTCAGAACCAATAACTAATAAAGTTGATCCACCAGCTGTTGTAGCGTGACCAGTTAAGTCAGCTTTGTCATATGGTTCAACCTGTATAACAGCCGTATCAGTATCAACAGCCAAACATTGTGTAACAATACCAGCACTTGCAATAAGTACTATATCGTTAGTTCTAACACCGTGATTAGCTAATGTAAAACCATCATCGGCATCGTTTCCATCAATATCACTAGTTACAGTAAATGTACCATTTGTAGAACCTGCCGTTGCTACCGTACCTTTTACTGCTATATGTAATCTTGATTGTTCAGACCAGACAACTTGATCAGATGTCATAGCCTCTTCAGCCCCTACTTGTGAAAGAAATCCTGAAATTGTTCTGTTTCCAAAAACTTCAGCTTCTTTCTCCATAAGATCTGGTAAATATTGTTGCGCCCAACCTTGCGTTGCAGTGGACGTAAAATCTATGTAATTTGAAGATAATGTTTGCTTTTGTGGAGCAACAACACTATTTAAATTACCTCCAGGATTTGAAATTGCCATTTTTATTTGTTTTTAAATTTATAATTTACTTTTTGTTTGTTTTAAACTTAAAATTAGAAGAATTATCATCACTTAACACTTTAAACTTCATACCATTTGTTTTTACTTCACCATGACTTTGTCTTGGATTCATATCAACATTTTTGGCTTTAGCAACACTATCTTTCATAGCATCAGCTTTACCTTGTTCATAAAAATGCTTTGCAATAGTATCGGCGTTCATAGCTGTATATAAAGATTTATGATAACCCGTAGCGTCTTCCATTAAATTATTTTTATTCAAAAACTTTTTGATAAAATTATTAATATCACTTTGAGCTTCTTTTACTCCATTAGCATCCTTAACGTTAAACCTATATTTTTTATCACCAACATTATATTCAAAACCTTTGAATTTGTTATTAAAAACTTGATCAGTTTTCTTTAAAAAATTAGATTTACTAGCCTCTGCTATTTTTTGATTTTCTTCAGATTCTTTGTTATATCTATTAAAGAAATCAACAGCTTTTTGTTGTTCTTGAGTCAACTTTGACCCAGCTTTAATTTCCTCATAGTATTTGGACTTTTGCCCGTCCAGGTGGCTTTTAGCGTTGGCAACTTGCTCTTTTAACGCTAGTTTTTTTCTTCGTATATCTCTATCTTCGTCTTCTTCTTCGTCATAAGAAAACTGATCTTCCATAAGGAAGTTAATTTCTTCTTCGTTTAGATGTTTTTTAGTTTGCCTGTAGTATTCTCTTAATAAAGAATTATCATCTAACTTACTATAATCTTGATTAATTTTTACATAATCTTCTAAAGTACCACCAGTTTCTTCCATAAAGTCCATTAACTTTTGAACATTTTCAGGAAGTGGTTTTCCAGTTTCTAAATTTTCTTTAATAGCTTCTTCAGCTTCTTCAGCTATTTCTTCTACCTTTTCTTCAACCTCTTCTTCAGTTATTTCTTCTAATACTGGAGTTTCTTGTGTTTCTGCTTCCGGTTGTATTTCTTCTTGTTTTTCTGTGGACTCGGCGTTTTCAGACTCTGCAACCACTCCGCTGTCGTCAGCGTTATCTTCTTTAGTTTCATTTTCTTTTTCTTCTGGTTTTACTGGTTTATCTAAGTTTACTTTTATAACACCATCAGGATCGTTGCTAAACTTTTTTATTGTTGATTTTTTCTTTATTTTTAATTTTTCAACTTTATCATCTACCTTTGTTTCTTGCGTAGTTTCTTCAACTACTTTTTCATTTTTTTCTTTCATAATATAATATAATAATAATTAATAATTTTATCTAGGATCAAACGCGCCTAAATCAAACCCGCCTCCTAGTATATCATTACCTGCGGACTCAAAGTTTTTAGGTGGTTTTCCACTCTTTCTTTGCTCAATCATTTCTGATTGTTGAGTAGCTTGAATTTTTGTTCTTTCATCTTTCCTATCTTCTTTTTCAGCTTCTCTACTTTTAGTACCTTCAATCTCCATGCTTTTTAATTGCATGTTCATTTGAAACTCTAAATTCATAAGTTCTTTTTTATGCTCAACTTCTTGCATCATTTTTTGAGAATCAATTTGAGCTTTCATTTGCTCTAGTTGAGCCTCGGCTTGAACTTTAGCTTGATTTTTTTGCATTTCAGCATTAGCAGCTGCTTCAGCTGTTTGTATATTAGATTCTGTTTGCTGTTGCATGTTTTGTTGCTGTAACTGTTGATCTCTAGCAAATTTCTTTTTTCTACGAACTTTTAAAAGTTGATTAGCTAGTTTAATATTATTTATCTCTCTAAGATCAATAGCATCTTCCATTTCAATATTCTGTTGTTGTAATGCCATTTGAATATTATTTTCAAGCATCATTTTTTCTTCTTCATCTGGTAATAATTCTATAAATATACCAAAATCATATAAATGTAAACTTTTCATTTCTTCTAACGTAGCTACATTATGAGAACCTATAGCTTGAATAAAAGCATCTCTTGTTGGAGAATATTCTATAATATCAGATATTCTAAGCGATAAACACTCAGCTGTTTCAGATGTTAAAAATAATCCAGCCTGTAATATATGTCTTGTTGCTGTATTACTATTTGCTGCTGCCATTTTTTGCACTCCAACTAAAGCATTTTTATCTGGCGTACTACCATCTCTAGCCTCGTTTAATCCGGTTACATCTCTTATCATTTGCAGGTAGTAATTATAATTACCTATAAGCGCTTGCATTTTGTTACCACCAGAGCCAGATGTTATTTCTTGAATAGGTACTTTACCTGGGTTCATATCACCGTCTTGTGTAAATGATCTACCAATTACAGAACCAGTTTGGAAAAACATGTTTAAAGCTTCTTGTGGATTATAGTTTGTTCCATTACCTAAATCTATTTCAGCAAGTCCATCCGCATCTAAGTAAACACCATCTGGTACCATTCTTGATAACACTTGTTGTAATTTTAAATGAGTTAATTGAATCATATCCGCAAAACCAGTTATTCTACTAACTAAAGATTCTATTTTACCTTCATACATTCTAGGTGCTACAATAGAATAATTCATTTTAACCTTAGTAAAATCACTTTTAGGGCGTAACATATTTTTAGACATTTCCCATTTAAGTAGTTTATTTGTACCTAAAATTAAAGCTCCTTCGTATATAGTTTCTATAGATCTTAATAGTTTAGAATAACCGCCCTCCATATCTTGTGGTGGATTAAATTGATCATCTTTAGGTATAATCTTGTCAGCACCAGTACCAGTTTCTTTTATTTTATAAACTTCGTTCATGTAAGTTTTGTAATTAAAATAAAGAATATCTACTTTATTATTATCTTCATCTATATTTCGATTATATTTACTATGTGTATTACTACTATTTTTTATAATTTCTTCTAAATCTTCATGTTCTAAGTGTGGAAACTGTTTTACAAGTTCGTTAATAGGTATAGATTTTATTTCACCAACATAATATATATCATCAAAATAAGGAGATTCAGTGTAAGAATACACCAAATCAGCTGGATCAACATAGTCAATAGTAACACCTTCTGACGTATTAAATGATGTTTTAACAGCTCCTATACCACAAACAGCAAGATCATAATAAAATCTTTTCTTTATTAACTCGTATTTGTTACCTTCAAATAAAACTTTTAAAGCTTGCTCTTCTGCTAACTCTACAGTTTGCTTGTAGCTTAAAGCCATATGTAAATCTAGTTCTTCTTGAGAATCTGGTAACGTTTCTTTTTCATTTTCATAAAGATTTATATTAAAATTACTTAAAGCAACTTCATTAAAATCTTTGGTAGCCATATCTTTCATTATAGATTCCATATACTCAGTTCTTTTACTAACTCCAAATGGATCTTGAGAATAAGCTTTTATATCGTACATTCTTTCAGCTATACCATTTACAACTATATCTACAAACTTAGGTATAATTGGAACTGGTTTCCAGTCTAAATTTAAATAGGACAAATCACCGTTTATAGATAACTCATCCTTATATTTTTGTATAGATTGTTCTCCGCGAGCATACAACCTTAAATTATGAAAATTATTTTTATTATTTTTATATCTATTTCCTCTATTTTCACTATAAAACCACTCACTTTCAATAGCCTTAGCTACTTTTAAACCATAGTCATAACTTAACTTTTCAGCATCACTTACAACTTGACTTGGAAAATA